TTAGTGTTGTGGAAGTATGCTCTACCTAAGCTGACAAACTGGGTAGACAATGACCGCTTTATGGGCATGATAGATTTTTACAAGGCGCGATACGGTGAAGAGATCGAGTCTGTATTTCAAGACGGCGTAGAATATGATGCCGATGGTGATGGAACTGTTACTGATAAAGAGAAAGAGCCTATCAACTCAGGCAGGTTAGTTCGCTAATGGAAGTTAAGCTCGAAACTAAGCCGCGCAATCTTGCAAGCATACCGAAAAAGATGCGTAAGGAATTGCAGGCAAAATACAAGTCTGCACTTTTTAGAGTTGCACAGATTGGCATTAACATTATTCAGGACAGAACGGCGCAAGGGCAGGGCTACAAGGATGGAGCGTTTAAGCCTTACAGTGAAAGATATGCTGCGTTTAGATCTAAAAAGGATAGGACTCTAACGCCAAATCTAAAGATATCTGGCAATATGATTGCGGCTATGACAAGCAAGGCTAATGACAAGCAAGCCGAAATATTCTTTCGGGGCGCAAAAGAGTCTAGCAAGGCTGCATACAATAATCAGACCAGACCTTTTTTCGGGTTTAGTCGCGACGAAGAAAAGCGTTTATCTAGGGCATTTGAAAGGTTTATTAAATGAGCGTAAGAGAAAGCATTGCAGACAATATTGTCGATACTCTGCGCGACAGCGTCATACAGCCTGTACGCATCAAGTATGTAACTCGCGAGCCTTTTGATTTTAACAAGTTATCAAATGCACAGTTTCCCGCTGTACTGGTTAGAACTGCTGGTGAAAGTAGGGAAGATAGCTCAATAGCTGGCTCTATGGGCAAGCGCATGGCATCTATAAATTATGAGATGGTCTGCTTTGTTAAGTCAGGTATAATTGATCAAGCTAGGAATACTATAATCGAGGCCATAGAAGAAGGACTCGAACTAGACCGCACAAGAGGCGGTTACGCGCTGGATACCCAGCTAATAAATATTGAAGTCGATGAAGGCTCTATTGATCCTATCGGCGGTGTGATTCTAACCGTTCGCGTTGTGTACGAATACACTCGCGGCACAACTTAACTGAGAAGGTGATATAAAATGGCTACAACTACAGGTTCAAGCGGCGTTGTTAAATTACAGGTGGCAGGAACTTCTGTTGCCGTTGTTGGCGAAGTGCGCTCTTATACTCTCGATGGTTCAACTGACACTATTGAAGATAGCGTAATGGGTGACACTGCTCGCACTTACAAGGCTGGCCTAGAAGCAAGCACAGTAAGCATTGAGTGCTACTGGGATGACTCTGACGCGCAGCAGTTGGTTATTGATAACCGAGCTTCACTAGACTTTGAAATTTATCCTACTGGCACTGGCACTGGCGAAAAATACTATTCCGGCACTGGCATTGTAACTAGCAAGTCAATTACTGCGTCATTTGATGGTATGGTAGAGGCTTCATTTGCTTTGCAAGTTAGCGGAGCAGTTACTGAAGCTACAGCATAATCCAATTTCACAGGAGAAATTAAATGGGTTTAGCAAAAGAACTAAGAAACAGACGCACATTAAAAGCGCGTGAAGTTACTGTTGATGCTTGGGCAGATGGGGATGGCAATGCTTTTAAAATGTTTTGTCGCCCCATTACCTGCTATGACATTAATGAGCTTCAAAAGAAACATCCGGCAATTATGCAAACGCCGACTATTGGTGCAATGGTAGATTTGATTTTGCTCAAGGCTGAAGATGAAGGCGGGAGTAAGCTATTTACTAGCGCAGAAGATAGAATCGATCTGATGGGCGAAGAGACTACAGTAATTAGCGAAATTGCAGATCAAATGTTTAGCACGATTGAATCGGTTGAAACAGCAGCAAAAAACTAAAAACCTCTCAACTAAGAATGAATGTAATCGCCTTAGCTGAGAGGTTGCACATAACAATAGCTGAAGCAGAGCAGATGTCGCTTACTGAATTAAATGAGTGGCTGGCTTACTTCCAGATAATGAGTGAGAGAGATGTCTGAAGATACCCGCATAGTAATATCGGCAGTAGATAAAACCAGCAAAGGGTTTAAATCAGTTGGTGCAGGTCTAGGCCGAATTACTAAATCCCTCTTTAGCATGAGAACTGCACTAGTTGGCGTTGCTGGTGCTGCTGGCTTTGGCTACTTGATCAAAAGCTCTTTAAATGCAACAGACAACTTGTCTAAGGTAGCGTCTAAGATAGGCACAACTACTGAGGCTTTGTCTAGGCTGCAATATGCTGCACAAATATCAGGCGTTGAGACTAATACCTTAAATATGGCTTTGCAGAGATTTACTCGCCGCGCTGCTGAAGCTGCGCAGGGTACAGGTGAGGCCAAAAATGCCATCCGAGAACTAGGTTTAGATGCTCGGAAATTGCAACAATTACCTCTTGATCAACAGATGCTTCAACTAGCAAATGCTTTTGAGCAGGTAGATACTGAAGCTGACAAGCTAAGAATAGCATTTAAACTCTTTGATAGTGAAGGCGCTGCTCTTGTTAATACATTAGCGCTAGGCTCTGACGGCATGGAAAAGCTGTTTGGCAGGGCTAAATCTCTTGGCATTGTTATGTCTAGCGAAGCGGCGTTGGGCGCAGAAAAAGCAAATGACGCATTCACTGACCTATTATTTATAGGTAAGGGGCTTAAAGATCAGTTTAGTGCGGCTCTTGCGCCAGCTATCGCGGATGCTGCCAAAGCTCTAACTGACTTTTTGATAAAAACATCTAAAGCAGAAGGCGGTATTGCTAAGTTTGCGCAGACCTTGGCCGTAGGATTTTTAGAGGGTATTCGCAGTGTTATTATTGCGCTTGATCAATTGTCAGTGAATCTGGATACGGTCAGTAATGCCGCAGGAAACTTCTTTATGAAGTTTGAGCAAAACGCAAAGAAAGGTAGATTTGAATACCTGCAAAGCAAACTTTCTGACCTTCAAGACCTACAAGAAGTAATGCTTTCAGGTGGTACTAAAGGTATTGGCATCATTGATTACATGATGTACGGCAAGGGGAAAGCTGGTGCTTCAAAGGTACAGAAAGACATAAACGCGATAGTTGGTGAATTGACAGTTTTGCAAGCTGAATTGGCGGAAGGAAAAGATAAGGCTCTATCTTTCGGCACAAATCTAGGCGGCTTAATAGACGCAGATAAAGTCAACGAAACTTTTGATAGACTTATAAAAACTATCGGCAAGCTAGGTGAAGCAAATGAAAGTGCTTTAAAACCTACAGTGGATGTTTTAGGCAGCTTTGAGCAAGGCGTTAAGTCTTTCAGTAATAGCATTCCAACCATGGAAGAAAACATAAAGAGCCTTACTACACAGGGTTTAAACGGCTTAACTGATGCGCTAACCGCAGGAATAACAGGCGCGGCTAACTTCGCAGACGCTATGAAGGCAATGGCAAAAAGCGTTGTAGATAGCCTGATAAAGATGCTGATTCAAAAGTATATTGTTGATGCGGCTTTTAATGTAATCACTGCCAGCTTTGGCGGTTCAAGTAGCCCAGTAGCAGGCGGCAAGCCTAGTGTTCCTGTAATGTCTGGCGCAGGTTCTCGCCCTATGTCCCCAAGAGCTATCGGCGGATCTGTTCAGGCTGGTCAACCCTACATGGTTGGTGAGCGTGGGCAAGAGATGTTTGTGCCTAACCAATCAGGCTCTATAATACCTAGCAACAAATTAGGCGGCGGTGGTGGCGTAACAGTCAACCAAGTTATTAACGTGACAACTGGCGTACAGCAAACCGTAAGAGCAGAGATTGCTACATTGATGCCTCAGATTGCTAATGCAGCTAAGACAGCAGTTGTTGATGCTAGACAGCGCGGCGGCGGTTACAGTAAAGCATTACTAGGAGCATAAAGTGCCTTTATCTTTCCCAAGTGTAGGAATACAAAATCTTAATATGCGATTGATGCGAACTGTTGCTGTCACTGATTCGCCGTTCAGTTATGATCAGCAAGCATACGAACATCAAGGCGCTAGATGGGAGTGTGAAGTTACTCTGCCGCCCCTAAGCCATGACGAAGCAAAACAAGTGCAGGCATTCATTGTCGGCTTAAAAGGCCGATCAGGAACTTTTACCTTCGGCAGCCCATTGCACACTAGCACAGCTACAGGCACTACTTCAGGTACAACTGCGATCAGGTCAGAGTCACTGACTACCACAGCAGGTTCCAGTGCTGTTGCTGCTGGTGAATATTTTCAGCTTGGCGATTATCTCTATATGACCACCGCCGCAAAGAGCGCAGGCGCAGGAACGTTAGAGTTTCAGCCACCTTTAAGAGCAGAGATTGTTACTGGAACTGCTTTGGACTTTACATTACCGAAGAGCTTATGGCGCTTATCGAGCAACGATATAGGCTGGTCGGTAGATACCGCGTCAATATATGGCTTCACTTTTGCATTTGTTGAGGCGTTATGAGCAGAACCCTATCTACAGAAATGCAGGCAGTCGCAACTGCTGATCTTGTACGCCCTATCTATTTGGTCAAGATGGAGTTTGACAGCGGTGATCTTAATTTATGGTCTGGATTGGGCAATCTAGTATATAACGGCGATACCTATGTAGGCGGCGGCGATCTTCTAGACATTAGCCCTATTAAAGAATCTGACGAGCTAACCGCAAATGGATGCAATATAACTGTATCTGGCGTAAAGGCTTCATTGGTTGCAAAAGCTAGAGATGAGAATTACCAAGGCCGAAAGATAACAATGCTATTTGGCGCATTTGATGATTCTGGAGATATTATCAGTAGCCCGATTGTGGTGTTTAGCGGGTTTATGGATGTAATGACAATTACTGACTCAGCTCAAACTTCTGTTATTAAGATAGCCTGCGAAAACAAATTGATTGCATTTGATCGCGCATCAGTTAGACGCTATACCGCAGAAGATCAAAAAATAGACTATCCAACAGACAAAGGTCTGGAGTTTGTTTCAAAAATAAAGCGCAAAGATATCATCTGGGGTAGACCCAATCCTAGAACATCAGGTGGCAGTGATAGTGGTAGGGGACTCGGCGGCTGCTTCACTTTAGGTACTCTGATTCTTATTGAAGGTAATAAGTATAGTGAGATACAAAATATCATCGTCGGTGATAAGGTTGTAGGATCAAAAGGGCAGATTAATAATGTCGTCAAAGTCTACACTTTCCCTGTTGATGATAGAGAGCTTTACAGCATAAACGGCTCATTAGAGATTACAGATACGCACCCTCTATTGACTGAACGCGGCTGGAAATCATTTAACCCAGAACAAACTTTAAAGCTGCATGATGATATAGACATCGTAGGCAAACTAGAAATAGGGGACAAATTAGTTAAATACTGCCCATTAGCCGGTTACAGCATGGAGACAGTAAAACAAGTTAATGTTCGCAAAAACCTTGAGGCAGTTTACAACCTTGACGTTGATGGCGATGACACATTTATTGCCAATAACTACGTTGTTCATAACAAATGATCATTCAGCATGAATGCCTGCCAAGTTTTAAAGAAGATATTAAGCCTCTGTTAGAAAAGCACTGGGAAGAGGTTGCGCTACATCAAGGCGCTATCAAGTTGAACCCAGATTGGAAAGAGTACGCCAGACTTGACGCTGAAGGCTCGTTAATTGCGTTTACAGCGCGAATAGACGGCAGGTTAGTAGGTTATTGTGTGATTATTGCGAATCGCAGCATACACTACAAAGATCACGTTTTTGCGGTTAATGATGTTGTGTTTGTTTTGCCTGAGTATAGGAATACAGCAGTGGGTTACAAGTTAATTAAAGCCGCTGAGGAACATTGCAAAAATGCAGGCGTTGCACTTTTAACAATTAATACCAAGGTTCATATTCCCTTCGACAGCCTTATGGAAAGCATGGAATTTGATTTGATCGAGCGTATATATTCTAAATTATTAAGGTAAAGAAATGGCAGTAACAGCAATTGCAGGATTAACAGCAGCGGGTGGCGCGGCAATTTCAGCGGCAATAGCTGGCACTGCATTTAATTTAGCGGCTTTTGCGACAGCTTTTGCGATTGGCGCTGGTCTGTCTTTAGTATCTCGCGCACTAATGCCAAAGCCCGATTTGCCACAACAAATAACAGGAACAGAATTTACGGTCAGAGAGCCTGATGCTTCGCGTAAATTAGTCTACGGCAGAGCAAGAGTTGGCGGCGCAGTTGTTTTCATGGAATCAACCCATGCAGACAACAAATATCTAAATCTTGTTATTGCAGTTGCAGACCATGAGATTGATGCGTTTGAGAAGATATATTTCAACGAAGAAATTGCATGGTCAAATGGCACAGTACAAACTAAGTTTGCTAATAATGTCGAAATCAACGTACATTTAGGCGATCAGACGACCGCTGATTCTGATCTTGTAATCAACACTAGTGAATGGACATCTGCTCACAGACTGCTCGGCATAGCTTACATTTATGTGCGATTAGAATGGGACAGTGATTTGTTTGCAAACGGCCTGCCAAATATCTCTGCTATTGTGCGCGGGAAAAAAGTCTATAACCCAGTCACAACTACTACGGCATGGAGTCAAAACCCTGCCCTTTGTGTCTATGATTATATGCGCGACACTAAATACGGAATGGGTGAAGATGCAACAAATATAAACCAGACCGCTTTGGCTACGGCTATTGCGCTTTGTGACGAAGATGTGGCGCTGTCTGCTGGTGGCACACAGAAAAGATATACGCTAAATGGCAGGCTGGATACTGCAAGTTCACGCAAAGAAAACATTGAGGCTATGCTCAGCTCGATGGCTGGAACTATGAGCTACTCTGGCGGCGAATTTTTTATTTCTGGTTCAGAATATGTTGCGCCAACAGTTACTATTGACGAATCTAATCTTGTAGGTGATATAGCAGTACAAACAAAGCAATCCAGAAGGTCTATTTATAATGGCGTGAAAGGGCTATTTGTAAATGAAGATGATAACTATAGTACTGCCGATTACCCTGCCCAATTAGCTAGAACATCTGCTGGCAGCTTTGTTACTGGTACAAAATACAAGATTACAGTCATAGGCACTACTGACTTCACTGCCATTGGCGCATCTAGCAACACTGTAGGCGTTATATTTACTGCCACTGGTGCTGGATCAGGAACAGGTAGCGCTTCAGCGTATGGTGCAGAAGATGACGGCATCGAGTACCTAGACGTTCCGCTGCCATTTACTACTAACAATATCCGCGCACAGCGTATTGCAAAACTTGCTTTGCTGAAGTCGCGTATGCAGACAGCAATTACTATTCCCTGCAACTTGGCAGCTTTGAAGTTTAAGGCAGGCGATAACATCATGGTTACAAATACCAAGATGGGATGGTCGCAAAAGGTGTTTCAGGTTCTAGATTATGAGCTGGCTTTTAACGCTTCTGGAGAAATAATTGTAAATGTGCAGGCTATTGAAACTGCATCTGCTATTTTTGATTGGCAATCATCTGATGAGGAAGATTATCTTGAAGGTGGTGAGGTGCCTCTGTATGACGGCACAACCACAGTAGCGCCTACAAATTTAACTGTAACGCCGGTAACTACTGTAAATGATGACGGAACGGTTACACCAGCATTTGAGGTTACATGGACAGCTGCAGTAGATGCTTTTGTTGATCACTATATTGTGCAGTGGCGAAACACTACTGATAATGCACAGCCTTATAATCAAATTACCAAACTTGCTGACTATTCCATAGCACCAGTGATTCCCAGCAAGGCTTACGATATAAGCATCTTTGCAGTAAATGGTTTAGGCGTTAAATCAACCGCACTTACTGGCTCTGCAACTGCAACTGCTGACAGCACACCTAACCTGCCTAGCTTTTATCAAGCGGTAACTGATTCAGCCACAGCACCAACTGCGCAACAGTTTAGCGATGTTGCAGGCCGCAACCCTAAGAATGGCGATGTGTTTTTAGCGACTGACACAACCACAACTGAGGATACCGTTCACGCTTGGACATACAGCACAGGAACATCCAGTTGGAGCGAGAACACTAACTTTATTAGCGGCGATCTAGTAGTTGACGGCACAATTACTGGTGATCAGATAAAAGCTGACAGTATTACTGCCAATAAGTTATCAGGTGATGTTTCAGAGTTGTTCCCAGTCTCTATGTTTGATGACTTACAGCTAACATCATCATTTCAAGAAACCACAGCATTTACTTTGCCAGCGCCCGAGTTAAGTATTAGTAAGCGAGCAAGGCTAGATTTAGAATTTATGTTTAAGCTACGAAATACCGGCGCAACTGATCGCAAGGTAACTATTAACTTTAACTTACAGGTTAAAAGCAAAAGCGCAACGGGCGTACAGGTTGGTGCTACTAACGGTGTGGTTGCTGTTAGTTTCCCGCATACGTTCAAGCAGCTTGTTTATATCTCTGGCAACTATCTTGCAGAGCTAGATAATACTGGCGGTGTGGCAGACAACAGCAGCGGCACTGGTTATGGCACTATTGAAGGCGTTTATTATGACGGCACTAATGACCGAACTTACGTTTTAGTCGGGCAAGCAACAACAGTTTTCAGCACTGGTGAAACTATGTACTTTAACCCTTACAAGTTCGCGGCAGTAGGCACATGGGTTAATCCCGCATCATCTGATGTAATTAGCGTAGACGCACCGGCAGGCGGAGGATTTTATTACAACAGGCATAGCGTATCTGATACTTATGGTGCTACAACTACTGCAACGGACTTCAGAGCAAGCATGAAGGTTGTATCTTTTTATACAGATGTACCTGTAGAGTGCGAAAAGTTTATTGGAACAATGGAGTTAGTGTCGTGATTGAGATCGGTTATACTACAAGCTCTAACGAAGATACTGTCACTGGCAGTTATGATTCACCTGTTGAGGCTAACTCTGCGATCATAGAATTGCGAGATGACCTAAGCACAAGACAGGAAATAATTACTTTTTTTATGCAAACAGATTTTGGGCAAGGAATGCAACGCTACGGCTTTCTTGATCCTGCGGAGTAACGATGACATATTTATTAGTTCAAAACGACACAGCACCAGCAATTCAGGCTAACTTAACTAGATCGCATGATGGTAGTGTGATTGACTGCTCAGACGCTACTGTCAGCCTAAAGTTTAGAGCCAAAGGGACAACAACCACATTATTTACTCTTACCGCTATAGATAATCAAAGTGATCTTGAAAATGGCATTGCTATATTTTATTTTGCTGATGGAAACTTAGATTTAGATGAAGGCTATTATGAAGGGGAGATTGAAATCGCATTCCTCAATCGAACTGTTGAAACTGTCTACGAGACTTTAGAGTTTTATTTGCGCGCTGACTTTTAATGATCGATTTGAATGTTATTTTTAATAGGGCTTATGCACGTATAGCTGAAAGACGAGCTAAGGCATCTGTCGAATTTAAAAATGCCATTGCCAAGATTTCTCAAAGAAGAGCTGCAGCAGAGATTACCTTTAGCCGAGCAATAGTAGAAATAGCACTTATTACGGCAGATATCATTTTCCAGACTTTTGCAGACACAGCATTAGCATCTGATAGTACAGAACTACAAACGACAAAAACAATAAGTAACAGCGGAAATTTGAGTGACGCAACCGCTTTAAATATTGATAGCGCAAAATTTGATTCTGGTATTTTTTCTGATTTTCAGATTGCAGCGGTAGGCAAGGTTATTGCTGATGCAGGTCTAGCTGACGAAGATATTGATATTTTGATCAGTAAAGTATTATCTGATAATGGATTAGCTAACGAGCAAATTATAATTGCATCTAACAAGCATTTTAGTGATGCAGGTGCTTTCACCGATTTGCAGTCTGCAAACTTTGGTAAAGCTATTTCTGATGCCGGTATTGCTGATGAAGATATTGACATCTTGGTTAGCAAATTATTATTCGAGCAAGGCACTTTCACCGAAGCGCAACAAGTGGACTTTCACAAGTTTATTAGCGAGGCATTGTCTGCCACTGATGACCTTGATGGCGAAGCAACTGCCGAAGATGACCAAGAGATGCAATTTGTTAAGGCTCGCTCTGATTCAGCAAGCCTATCTGATTTATTTTCTGCTATCAAAAGTTATAGCAGAGCATTCACAGATCAGGGTGCAGCTAGCGATAGCCTTGATAAGAATATTTCAAAGCCACAAGCAGATTTGTTTACCGTAACAGATAATAATTCTATAAGTTATGGAAAAGTCGCTACAGATAATTCAGGCATTACAGATGATCGATCTATGGCGTATGGCAAATTCGCTACAGATGATTCAGGAATTGCTGATGATTTCTCTATGGCTTATGGTAAAGCCGCTCTAGATACTTTAGGTTTTACAGATGATTCGTCTATAAGTTATGGAAAAGTCGCTACAGATAATACAGGCATTACAGATCAGGCATCGATAGATTATCAAAAAAGCGCAACAGATAGCTCAAACATTACAGACGAAACAATTAAAAGCGCAATCAAGGTGATCGCTGATCAAGCTGGATTGTCTGACGATCAGTTTCTACAGATTGAAAAGTCATTCAGCGAGAATGCAAGTTTCACTGATCTGATAGTTGTAGCATTGCAGAGATACAGAGACTTTGACGAATCTGCTTCAATTGCAGATGTTGCAATACTGATTGTAAATAAAGGCTTGTCAGATCTAACCACTGTTGATGAAGTAGTAGAAATTTTGCTATCTAAGGCAGCACAGGATCAGGCGGATCTTTCTGACTTGATGCAGCTTGGCGTTTCTAAACCAGCACAGGATCAGACTAACCTGTCTGACTTAATGCAACTTGGATTTTCAAAAGCCGAGCAAGATCAAGGTGATCTTTCTGACGCAGTGCAGCTTGGCGTTTCTAGGTCTATAAGTGAAACTGTTTCAATAAATGAGCAATCAGATTTAGGTGTATCGAAAAGTTTGCAAGATTCTTACACAGGATCAGAACAAATTGCCAAGCTATTTAGCAGGGGTGCAACAGATAGCGCCTCTGTAACAGATTTGGTTGATATTTTAAGAGGCAAAGTTTTATCTGACTCTTCAGGCTGGTCTGATGACCAGACAATGAATTTTCATAAGTTTATAAATGAAGGCTTATTTGCCACAGATGACTTGGATGGTGAGGCGACAATTCAAGATGATCAGGAAATGCAGTTTGTAAAAGTGCGCTCGGATCATGGTTCTGCAACTGATTTATATGTTGTTACACAAGGAAAGGTTAAAAGTGATACAATCGGATCAACAGATGGTGGCTCACTGCGAGGGCAAGGATATTGTGAGTTTAGTTATTTTTCAGAGGATTATGTCGGCTATAGCCGATCTTTTTAGAGGTGTAATATGTTAAATGAAAACTTAAAACTGCGCGGTGATGTTTCTTTAGTATTGAAGGGCAAAGACGGCAAGGTAAAAGATAGCAGAGAAATCAAAAACTTGATTGTGAATGACGGTTTGAACTTTATTTGCTCAAGAATGGCTGGAACTTCGGCCAGCGTTATGTCACACATGGCGCTAGGTTCAGGCACTACTGCACCAGCAGCAGGTCAAACCGATTTAGTATCTATTCTGGGCAGCAGAGAAGCCCTAGATAGTTCAACGGTATCAAGCAACACTATTACCTATGTGGCTTCTTTTGAAGCTGGCGATGGCACTGGTGCTGTTACTGAGGCTGGTATTTTCAACGCTTCAACAGGTGGAGATATGCTTTGCCGTACTACTTTCAGCGTTGTAAACAAGGAAGCTGACGACACTATGTCAGTAACTTGGACAATTACTCTAACTGCATCTTAATTTAAAAGGGGCTACCTATGTCTACTATAGTTACTAGGGCAGGCAAAGGCTCGCCCCTTACAAATGCTGAGGTTGATGCTAACTTTACCAACCTCAATGATGACAAGCTAGAATCTGCTGATCTCAGTGGATATGCTGAACTTACTGGTGCTGAGTTTACCGGCGAGGTTGATGCTACTGGATTTAATGGTGATCTCACTGGTGCGATCTTATTTAAAGGTCAAGCTGGTGAGGCGCTAACCAAAGGCGATCCAGTTTATATCTCAGGTATCAGCGGCAATAAAACTGTAGTTAGCAAAGCCGATGCGAACGATGCAAGCAAAATGCCTTGCTTTGGTATTGTTGACGCTACTGTATCGCTAAATGCTGATTGCTCTGTTGTTACATTCGGAACATTGCAGGGGCTAGATACTTCTGGCTTTTCTGAGGGTGATGAGTTATTTGTTAGTGACACAGGAACCCTGACTACAACTGCGCCAACTGGCGAAGCATCACTTTTGCAGAAACTAGCAAAGGTTACGCGATCTCACCAAACTGCTGGCAGCATTAAAGTTATGGGTGCTGGTCGGACTAATGCCGTTCCCAATCTTAATGACGGCAACTTCTTTTTAGGCAATGGTTCTAACCAAGCTGTTAGCGCCGACTTTTCCGATTCTGTACTGGGCGAAATAAGCGCAGGCACAGGCATAAGTATATCTGCCACTGGTGAGATAGCCAACACTGCCCCAGACCAGACTGTATCTCTTACAGGCGCAGGTACTACAAGTGTAACTGGAACCTATCCTAACTTTACAATTACTGGCGCGGGAACAACATATACCGCAGGAACTGGAATTACTCTAACTGGCTCAGAATTTAGCCTTACTGATACTAATACAAAATTAAACACTTCGGGTGGAACGCTTACAGGAAATCTCACATTCCAAGGAAATGGAACCAGAATTAACTTGCCTGAACACCATTATATTAATTACAGATTTGAAATGGATGACGTAGACAACAATGGCACTGTCTATGTTCTGTTGTGCCAAAATGCTGCAAATAACGATGTCAATGGCAGAATAACAATGGATAGGACTAGCGGCCTACGGCACGCTTGTGCGGTTGATATTGTTGTAAGTTCTGGTAATAGCTCTGACCCCAAAGGCTCTTTAGTTGCTAACAGTGTCACTGGCGCTGCAGCAGGGGCAAGCTACAAATTAGTGACTGTAACTTATAACACTTTTAGCTATGTCGCTCTAGAAATAACTAATCCAGATAATTACTACGAAACGTTTGGTGCATATTTTACAGGAAGGCTAAAAAACACATCGACAAATTATTTTTTAGTTAAAACAGCAGACGACTTATCTGATATAACAGATATTTCTGATGGCTCTGCACGCCATACTTTTCAAGGTGACTTAGAAGTTTTCGATAATATTGAGGTAGACGGCACAGTTGATGGTCGTGATATAGCTACTGACGGAACTAAGCTCGATACTATAGAGACTAATGCAGACGTAACTGATACCGATAACGTCACAGCCGCTGGCGCACTGATGGACTCTGAGGTTACTAACTTGGCACAAGTCAAGGGATTTGATTCTTCAGACTATGCTACTGCTGCCCAAGGTACAAAAGCCGATGCTGCTTTGCCTACAACCGGCGGTACAATGACAGGCAATATTAGCTTTGGTGATTCAACTTTAGGTACACCAAAACAAATAACTTTTGGCGATAGCGATGATTTCGCAATTTATCACGACAGTATCAATAGTTATGTAGTAGAAACTGGCGCTGGTGGTTTGATACTTGGTGGTGTAAGTTTTGTAGACATTGGAAATGGCACAACTGAAAGCTACGCTCAATTCAGTACAGACGGAATTAGTCTTGCTGACAATAAAAAAATTCAGCTTGGCGAATCAGATGACCTAGAAATTCATCACGATGGTTCAAATAGTTATGTAGTTGATGGCGGAACAGGTAATTTATATATAGGTGGTTCGAGCTATGTTGACATTGGAAATGGCGCTTCAGGAGTCGGTGGTCAAACATACGCTAGGTTTAACACTTCGGGTAGTTGTGACCTTAAATACAATAATGTTAATAAGCTGTCTACTACTAATACTGGTATAGACGTTAGTGGCACAGCCACGATGGATGGTTTGGCTGTCGGCACTACAAGCGATGCTTATTCCCAAGTTTTAATTAATTCATCTACAACAGGTGAATCTGAATTAAGAATGGGCGATACAGATACAGATGCAGGTTCTATTGCTTACACTAACTCTGACGATACTATGACATTCAGAGCAGCGGCAGGTGCAAGAATGTCTTTAGACTCTAGTGGTCTTGACGTTACTGGCACAGTAACCGCTGATGGTCTTTCTTTAGGCGACTCTGAAAAAGCAACTTTTGGTGCTTCTGGCGACCTAGAAATTTACCACAATGGCGCTCATAGTTTTATTTCAGATGTAGGAAACGGCAGTCTATTCCTCAGAGGCGACACTCAAGTTAGATTACAGAATGGCTCAGAGAATGCTGTACTTTGTCAAAAGGATGCCGGTGTAACTGTCTACTACAACAACTCTGCCAAACTAGCAACAACTAACACTGGTGTTTCAGTTACTGGCGATATAGCTGTTTCTGGAACTGTTGATGGCAGATTAGTAGGTACAGATGGTGCTAGATTAGATACTATACCTTATCATCGAGTCAAGGAACTAGCTTTGCGGAGTGCAAGCTCTAGCGCACTTGCTCTTAGCACCAACCTTGTAGATATTGGCACGATACTCGATATTATTCACCCATCTACACCAGTAGCCGCTTCTCGTTATGTTGACTTAAAACTTTATTTAGATTGGAGATACGTAAGCTCCAATACAAATGATTTAGAATTGCAAGTAACGATTATTGTACCCTTTGGCGCTCCAACAGTAAATCTGGGTTCCTACACATACACATACGTTAATTATGCGGGAAGTGGATACGTTAGCGGAAGCTACGAAGCTTGGGGGTATGTTTCTGGCGATGTTACGCATCACTTCACTGAGTTTGGCAGAATAAATAAAACAGGAACGTCAAGCGGTACGTCAACGAAAGTTAGGGCATGGCAATATAATGAGAGTCTGGACAGAACTTACTTTTTAGCTGAGTCAAGCCCTGGTTTTAGTTTGTCCACTGGAGACACTGTTTATTGGCATCCTTATGATTGGGAATCAGCAGGTACAGCTCTCTATAAGACGATAGAAATAGATGAAAGGTACGTATCTTACGGACACCAAAGCGAATCATTAAAGTTTAAAGTAGCTTATGACGATTCTCGTTTAACTTATAGATTTAAGATGAAGGAGGTAACAACTACGGATAGCGCAGTTTTAGATACAGCGAGTGTTACATTGACAGACGTAGGGGAGGTTTAATATGTATGTAGTGGGATATACAAGAAACGATGCGGATGGTAGAACTGAATATATCAAGCATCAAGATTACGAGACTAGACAAGAAGCTATTGATGGTGCTGAAGCATTAGTTTTAGCATCAGTAAGTGACGAGTCTATACTGTCAGTTGTGCGCGGTTATAAGCTTTACGAGGGCGGTGAAGATTATAACGTATTGCACGAAATACCAACAACTGAACAACAAAGAAATCCATCTTAAACATAGGGCAATAACATGAAGGCTTTAATTATCGCTACAATATTTGTAATTTCTGGATGCAATACTTTTAACGGTGCTATTGACGGATCACAGCAGATCGTCAACTCAACTGTTGACTCAGCACAAGGCATGGTAGTGAACACTGCCAAAGGTGTTGGTGCAGGTTCGGCTACATTGGTTGAAGGCATCGCTAAAGACATTCGTTCGGCTTCTGAATGAATTGCTAGTTGGAGTAAGGAAAAATGATAGCAGAGATAGCGGCGGCAAATGCTGCCTTTCAAGTTATTAAAACTGCTATCAGTAATGGCAAGGAGCTTTACGACTGTAGTGCCGCTGCTCAGAAATACTTTGACAACAAAAGTGCCATAGCAAAGCGTGTAAACTCTAAAGGAAAGTCAGACCTAGAGGCTTTCATGGCACTTGAAAAGATCAAAGAGCAGGAGATTTGGTTAAAGGAACACATGGTCTACGCTGGTCGGCCTGAAATGTATAATGACTGGCTAAGTTTTCAGGCAGAGTGTAGAAGAAAGAGGGAAGCCGAAGCTAGAAGATTGGAAGCGGTAAGGCGTACAAGAATCAGGATGTTTAAAACATTTTTTGCTGCTATCGCCATAGGATTAGCAGTAATTCCCATAATGGTCTATGGCATTATATTAATGGTGAAACGATAATGGCTACAGTAACTGAGGCTTTACTCAAACTAGAAGGGCATGAAAAAGAATGCGCTATCCGCTATGGAAATATTGAGCGTAGATTAAATGATGGCTCTGAAAGATTTAAAAAAGCGGAAATGATGATCTGGGGAATCTATCCCTTGATTATCGGTTTATTTGTAGTCGGGAAGATGTTTCAATGAGCCTAGTAAACGCACTAATTGCCCCTGTAACCGGACTGCTGGATAAGTTTATACCTGATGCTGATGTCAAACAGAAGATCGCGCATGAAATCGCTACAATGTCAGAGAGACACGCGCAGGAAATTGCACTGGCACAGATTGAAGTCAACAAGGCAGAAGCAAAAGGAAACTGGTTCCAAGCAGGCTGGCGACCCGCAACCGGCTGGATTGCTGCACTCGGATTTGCCGTTAATTTTCTAGTCTCACCGCTTGCCGCTGGTTTTGGTGTAGACATACCACAAGCCGATACTTCTACTATGTTGCCAGTTTTGATGGGAATGTTAGGATTAGGTGGACTTAGAACTTTTGAAAGGGTTAAAAAATGACAGCAAAAAAGAAAGTTGTTTATTTTACAGAAAAAGAGTTGGCGTGTAAGCACACTGGAGAAAGCGGCTTTGATGCTGACTTTCTGAAGGTTCTAATTGCAATACGCAAAGAGTGCGGCTTTGGTTTTCCTATCAGCAGCGCATACCGTAGCCCACAGCACCCCATAGAACAGCGTAAGGAGAAGGCTGGATCGCATTCAACCGGAAAGGCAGTCGATATACTAGTTAGCGGAGAAAACGCCTTAAAACTCATTGAGGTGGCTTTAAAGCATGGTATACAGCGCATCGGGGTAAAGCAGAAAGGTCGCACAAGGTTTATCCACCTAGACGGCTGCACAGAAGAGGATGGCTTTACCTGCCCTGCAATCTGGAGCTACTAAACAGCCCTAGACGACTAGCCCATAAATTTGGGCTTTTTATTGCCTATAGTGTTGACATTAATGTAAACATCAGGCACTATGAGCCTACATTCAAAAAACAACAGGGCTACGCAAATGTTTATTCCAACTTTTCAAGAAAAAATCGACGAAATCAAAGCAGTTTTAGCAGAGATGACCCCAGAAGAACACGCTAGATTCGGGGCGCAGTTTGAAAGCGACCTAAAGCACTTTGAAGAAAAAGAAGCCACAAGAAAATCTTAATGCAAACAAACAGCCCCCGAAAGGGGGCTATCCTTGGAGCAAGTATGAACAACTCATTTTTTAACTACGCCACAGTCAACAGCGACAATATGTGCAATATGGAAAAGCACAGAATCTATTGGCATGGATTGCTGGTGCAGCATTTAAACGTGGTTAGCCACTGGTGCTTTCATGCGCCAGTTTCTGAAAGAAAACAGTCTGAGGAGTTTTGGAAGTCAGTGCAATTTCTTCAGAAATACCACAGCGGAATCTTGCGGCTGTTCATCAACTACGCTTTTGACTACACAAGCAAATAAATAACTGGAGGAAATATGTTTACAACTGATTTCAATAATTACTTTTATGAGCTGGCAGAGAAAGACTACGCCATGCAAAACCCAGCGCGAGATGATATGCCAGAAGAATATTATCACGCATACGGCGCACTATACGCTCAGGGCGAGTGCAATTCTGCAAACTGCGCTGACCCTGACAAAAGTGTTACCGCATCTTTAACTTTTTAGTACAATAATTGATTACAAACCGGAGGAAATATGAAATCTAGCGAATCAATCAACGAACTGGCAAAAGCGTTATGTGAAGCTCAGGCAGTTATGGGGGGTGCTGTTAAAGGCACTGGCAACCCTTTCTTTAAATCCAAATATGCGAACCTGTCAGACGTTATGCAGGTGGTCAAACAACCCTTTGCGGATAATGGCCTGAGCTATGTGCAGTTCCCAGTTAGTACCGAGAACAGTGTAGGTGTAGCAACCAGACTGATGCACACATCTGGTCAGTGGCTAGAGCAAGAGTTTTTGCTGCCAATGGTTAAGCGTGACCCACAGGCGGGCGGCTCTTGTATTACCTACGCAAGACGTTACGGCCTAGCGGCTATGGCTGGAATCCCGCAAGTAGATGATGACGCAGAAGCGGCAATGCTAAGAAGCGAAAAGGCAGTAAAGAAGGCCGAGCAGGAAAGCTACGAAGATTCAATTATCGACCTGATGCCTAGCGTTAAAGCTATCAAAGACGGTCTGGCAACTGGCGACCTGTCTACAGCTAATGAAGCATGGAAAGAGCTTACTGACACAGAGAAGCAGCTACTCTGGAAAGCACCAAGTAAAGGCGGCGTATTTACTACACAAGAACGCGTCACAATGAAAACCCCTGAGTTTAGAGAAGCACAATAGGAGAAAAAAAATGAGTAACTACGAGCAGAAAGACAACAGCGGCGCTATGTTTGTTAATGACAAGAAAGAGTCTGAGACACATCCAGACCGCAAAGGTAGTGCAATGATTGACGGTAAGGAATACTGGGTAAGCGGCTGGGTTAATACCAGCAAAACAGGAACTAAGTATATGTCACTAAAGTTCAACGCAAAAGACGAGCTACAGAATAAAGCTATTGCAGAGACTAAAAAGCTATTGCAGCCAGAGGCTGTAGAGTTTGACGAAGATATTCCATTCTAAAAATTAAAATGCCCCCTTTCGGGGGCAAACACAGGAGAAAGACCAGCGCTAGCCGGTCAATTACAATATATCACAAGTAGGCAAATAATATGCAACTATTAGACGCAGGAAAGGCTGTTAGAGCCGCACAACATAATGCAGGTATATCCAATGCCGAGCTATCAAGAATCGCTAATACAAGCCCACAGCAGGTTATACGATGGCGATCACAGAAAAACATTAAGCTACACACTATGCAGCATATTTGTGATGCCTTAAATGTAGACATAATCACTTTTTTTCGCTTAGGTTCATAAATTAGTGTTTACAATCAGGTTGATATAGATAATACTGCACCAAGTTATCGGGCTAGAGGTTGGGGAATCCCTTAAATAAAACCCCAAAGACGAAGTTGCCCCTCTTGACATAGCCCCTGAAGCCGGTCGGTACTGGCAGACGGATAGATTAGATATTCGATACGATAACGATTTTACCGGATAGTCGCTTAGCCCTATCATCAAAAAATTTACTTTTCGAAGTAAAAGGGTAAAAGTGCCTGTTAAAAATATTAAAATTAACAAACATTCAAAAACTAGTGAGCGCTTTAGCGCGAACCAATGGAGTAGAACAATGAGCCAGAAAGAACGCATACTGCAACACCTTGAAAGTGGTAACACGATCACATCTTTGGAAGCATACCAAGAGCTTGGCATCACTCAGTTAGCAGCAAGAATATTTGAATTAAAAGCTGAGGGAATACCAATATTATCCGAGCAGATCAAAGTGACTAACCGATTTGACGAAGAATGCACAGTATCAAGATATTTCTTGATGGGGGCTTAAAATGCTGATTCAAACTGGTGAAGAATATATTGTGCCTGACGATCTGTACGAGAAGTTGGTAAACAGCTATGGCGAAGATATGGTGCGCAATGAGCTAGAAGCTATGAAGATGTGGCTATACACAAACCCAGCAAAGAGAAAGACACTGCGCGGTATGCCTGCATTTATCAACAAGTGGCTAAGTAGAACAAAAAAGACAGGCGGTGTTTCGCCGTATGCAGCAAAGCAGCCTGAACTTGCTGCTGGTGATGAACAAATACGCGGTAGAACGGTTCAAATGAGCATGACTGATATTTCATGGCTCGAAGGCCAAGATAAAGAAAACCAAAAAAAGCACTGTCTGACTAAGTTTGGTTTTTACTATGATGGCGGGAGGGAGTTGAAATATGCGTAATGACAGAAGATTTAATCATTTAAAACACGCTTGCAAACCTGCAAAACTTTATTCATTCGCAGGCAAAAAAGGCGGATTGAAAAACGGCAATAAGTACAGCCTGTCTTATATGGCTGAAATTGCAGGCATAAATCCTAAAACCTTGCACAGCAGGATACGTGCGAAGCAGTGTAAAATAGTTACTGACTATGACCTAAGAAATGCTGCCGCTAATCACAATAACAATGTAGACAAGCCTTTTGAATCTAGGCTTGAATCTGCAATGGATATGTTAAGCCAAGAATGGCTTTCAAGGCGTATAGTTTGAGTCAAGGCGATACAGTTAAAGTGTACCGAGTCGAAGAGATTGAAGTTCGGCTTGGTTACATCGCTGACCGCTTAAAGCAGTGGGATTATACTTACCCATGCGCTATTTTTTTAAAGCCGTACAAAAACCCCAGATCAATATCTCAGAATGCTATGTTTCATGCTTGGTGTAGGCAGCTTAGTGCTTGGGTTATTGAGCGAGATACAAGTTATACCCCAGAAAATGTTAAACTACTGCTTAAACAAAAGTTTCTTGGTACTGAGAATATTAAAGTTGGTAAAACAATTATCGAGAATCAATTAAGGCAGACCAGCAAGCTAGATACTGGGGAAATGCACAACTTTATGAACGAGATTTATCATTGGGCTTTTGAGATTGGCTGTAATTTAGATATTGATCCGCAAAGTGAGTACCGTAAATTACAATTAAAACAGGTGGAATAATGGATAAAATTGACCCGCGTAGTTTGTTGGAGTTTGTAGAATCAGAGGCACAGAACAGAGTAGTACAGGCAGTTATTGAGCATGGATCAAATAATAAAGCAGCGCAGGCTTTGGGAATGTCGAGAAGGGGCATTGACAGAACAATAAAGCGAGTCGAGGGTTATGCCGCAGCCAAAGGAGTCGCACCGCATCGCGACCTAGTACACCAGACCGCAGAAGGCTTCGATGCCAAGCGCGTATCTACTGCTTACAAAGAAGATGGCACAGTAGCTTTACAGTGGGTTATACAAGAGCCGCAAAAGAAAAGCCTAAAAGAGCGCCTAGACCTGATGATAGAGGGCGTTAAAGATGACATACAGGGATTTAAAGACCCTGTTCCTGCCCCTGCTAAGGTGCGCGACGATTATTTAGCTATGTATATGATTGGCGACCACCACTTTGGAATGCTTGCTGACTCAGAAACTAAAGTTGATGATGATGATTGGGATGTAAAAATAGCGACACAGATATTAATCGACGCAACCGACAGACTAGCTAACCGAGTCGGTAACGCTGGCACTGGTGTTTTGCTTAACGTAGGTGATTTCTTTCACGCTGACAGCAGCTTTAACACCACCACTAAGGGAACGCCGGTAGACGTAGACACACGTATCGGAAAGACTTTTAAGTTAGCAGGCAGACTCTTTAACGTGCTAATTGAAAAGATGCTACAGACGCATGAAAAGGTTGTTGTGGTTAATGTTCGAGGCAATCACGACTATGATATGGCCTGTCACTTGTCTAGCTGCTTAGAGTTACTTTACAGCAAAGAGCCTAGAGTGGAGGTAGTGCAGAACTACAGCAAGTTTATATCCTACCAGTGGCACAACAATCTGTTTGTATTTCATCATGGCGACCGCATTAAGCATGAGCAGATCCTTCAGACGGTGATTAAGAACCTAGACGATGAATGGGCAGAGTCTAAAAACCGCTACTGCCATCTAGGGCATATTCATCATCACACTGCCAGAGAGGTAGGTTCTATGCACTTTGAACACTGGGGCAGCCTTACTGCGACTGATCAGTGGCATAGCGACAGCAGATACGGCGCAGAGAGAAGCATGACTGCGGTCGTATATCACAAAGATAGCGGTGAAGATTCCCGCGTAAAAATAAAGGTGGGCTAATGAGTGGTGTTATTAAATTTCCTAAGAAAACTACTAAAATTCACAGACTATATTGTGACGAATGTGATCTGCCTCTTTCTTATTGGCTGGGTGACGATGATAGTGCTTACGGTCTATGCGACCGCTGCGACCTTAATGTTCCTGACTCGATTCAACTCAAAGGCGAGGAGACTGAGCATTGAGCGCACTTGATAAGCAAGAAGGTGGAAGCCATTATAAAAATATGGCTATACAGCCATTAGAGTTTATTCATGCAAACGATGTGCCTTTTATTGAGGCTAATATCATAAAGTACATTTTAAGACACAAAACAAAGAATAAGAAACAAGATGTATTAAAAGCGATTCATTATTGCGAGTTATTACTGGAACTAGAATATGCCGAGAAGAAGAAAAACAACTGTCGCGCAGGAAGTTGAAAAAGCTGCAAAGTTATTACAGCGACTAGTAAGATTAAAAGGTTCAGATGAGAAAGGGTACTGCCAATGCGTTACCTGCGGAAAAGTTGACCACTATAAAAATATGCAGGGCGGCCACTTCATTCCAAGGGGTAGAACTATATTTAAACTTTATGAACCCAACATACAAATACAGTGTCCCAGCTGCAACCTATGGGGCATGAAACAATCGCACTACGTTTTGCGCTATAGGCAGTGGATGGTTGACTATTATGGTGAGCGAAGAGTCAAGGCTATGGAAAGGCTGGCTTGGCGACCTGCTAAAAAGTTTAATCGTGATGAAGTTATACAATTTGCAAGAGATTTAAAACAGCAGATAAAAGAGCAAGAATGGCGAATTGGTGAAATATAGTGTTGACATTAACGTAACCATCAGGCACGATAGCAAAACATTCAAAAAACAAGTGAGGTTCTACATGAAACAATCAATGAAAGACTTTATCGACGGGCTTGTCTATCGCAATCAAAACTGGACAGGCGATATTATAGACCTTTCCGATAGAAACAAAGACGCTTTGTGCCATGAATGGCTGAGTGCCTATCCAACTTGGCAGGCTGACTATTTACCATTTGCTGCAATTAACCAGATCGAAGGCTATGTCCACATTCTTTATTCATTTGGTGATGATCCTGCCAGCATTGCTTTAAAGAACGCTATTTATTTAGAGTTAGAGCTAGCCATGCGCGAACCAGTGCAGGAATACTTTTCACAAACTTATGTTAAGGCTGAGGCTTTCGCTGGATATGAAAGGGGTGAGTAATGATTAATTACGATTATAAATATGCGCGTGACCGGATAGAAAACAAAAAGCGTACAGAATCGCGTACGTCTGCCGCGCTGGGTGCTGCCATCTTTATTATGTACCTAGTTGTTTCAACTATGAGCTATAACGATTGTTTGCAGGGGGTGTGCTAATGAAACATGGTAGACCTGCTTTTGTATTTAAAAAATATCCATACGAAAGTTCATTTATAGAAATAACCCCAGTACAGCTAGAAGTTACACTCTTTGACCATGATTTAGACATAAATGGTCTGCTAGAGGAGTTTCAATTGTTTCTGGTGGGCGCTGGATATGGTTTTGAAGAAAACCAACGATTAGGAGTAATTACAGATGAATAAGTTATTAATATGTTTATTAATTAGCGTTTTTTCGACAAGTGCTTATGCAACCTGCACTGCTACAGTCGATCTATGGGGCAATACAAGATATAACTGCGGCGGTACTAGCGGAACCCTCACGCGAGATGTTTTAGGCACTGTTAGAGATTCGAGAACTGGCACTACCTATAGAACAGACGTTTTAGGAACAACAAGAGGCTCTGATGGATCGAGCTGGAGAACTGACGTTTTAGGCACTACACGATATAACGATGGCACAAGCTCATCGGTGGATGTATTCGGGAACACGCGATTTAGTGATGGAACCGTATGTTCCACTAATGTGCTGGGGACTATGACTTGCAGATGAATAAAGTAAGCAAAGAAGAGCTAGAAAAAATGGTTGCCTCCGTACATGAATGCGCTGATGATCACTTGGCTAAAAACCAAGAAGCTGTAGACCATGAGCTTGGCTTGTTGTTTATGTCTATAATCGGATTGCTTGCCATGATAGTAGGTTTGTTTATAATCTTTTTTGACTAGGGTACCCCCTCCTTACCCTTGAAGCAGGTCTGCCGCACCTGTAGTCACAACGCGGCACTATATCTTTTATGGCATACCTTACATAAACAAACATCACTACTAATCATATATTTTAGACATTACAATGCCCCGCGAATTTACCAACCGGAGCAAAAAATATGTTATATATGATAGGGTTTATTCTCTTATCTCTAACCCTTGTAGCTATTCAAGACCTAAGATTGCACAAAAAATAACCAGAGTTTACAATACAGACACAACAAAACGGTTAGCCTGCGGAGGTTAAGATGTGTCAGTTGAATATAGTAAGCCGAATCATAGAGTGCGAAGAGAACGGTTGGTACGACCTACTGTCTAAAGTCGATGGCATTACGCAAAGCCTTATCGACAACCCAACAGCCGCACAGCCAGTAATAACTGCTTTACGTTTCTGGTGCGATGCCGTAGATTGCAAGGTAAACGGATTGCCACCTGATGAGCATGATCTAATTCTACAAAACCCCATAATGAATGTACGCGCTGCCTTTGGCACTGAGGTCTAATGTTATCTGTCGAATATAAAGCCACTGGGGAGCTTATCCCTTATGTAAACAATTCAAGAACCCACAGCGAGGCGCAGATACAACAGGTAGCAGCAAGTATAAAAGAGTTTGGATTTACCAACCCAATCCTTATAGACGACGAGGGCGGCATTATAGCGGGGCATGGGCGTCTTCAGGCTGCACAGCTATGCGGTATTGCCGAGGTTCCGACAATCACGTTAGAAGGGCTTACAGAGGCTCAGAGGAAGGCATACGTTATTGCTGATAACAAGTTAGCCCTGAACAGTAGTTGGGACTCTGAGATGCTGGCTAATGAGCTAAAGGCTATATCTGAGACTGACATTAGCTTTCTAATCACAGGGTTCGACGATATACCTGAGATAGAGCCTGACGTTGATTATGGCCTCTTAGATGACGATATAGATACGTTAGAAGATGGCTGCAAAAAGGCTATCCAGATTGAGTTTCAGCTTGAGCATTACGACGAGGCTTACGAGCTTGTAAAGTTCTGGAGAGAGCAGGGCGCATACGTTGGCTATATGATGATGAACTATCTGAAGGCGGAGAAAGACAAGTTATGAAAACTATTGAGTTAACGCAGGTTGAACATGAAATATCTGTCGGCGATGTATGCGGAGATATAAAGCCTACTGTTACAGAAGATTGCATCTTTCTGCAAGACGGAAAGCCTATAGGATTTTTCATCAAGCAAATGCCTGATAAGGCTTGCAAGCTGGCTAATCTGGCTAACCATGAGCTACGAAGCGACAACGTGCCAAAGACTGCTATGGTCAGAGCTTCAGGCGTAGAGCAGTTTAGTTGTATCATCGGTGGTGTGCCGCCAAAGCCGCACATGAGGAGGCCTTACCCCAGTATATCTTCAGTTCATCAAAAGAAGTCAGCGCATAACTTCATCAAAGCTATGATACTGTTGGCGAGAGAGTCAGAGAAGCTGATTGCGGAGCATCTGCCAGAGCAATATGCTAGACAAAAAGAGATATTCGACGGCATAGATGACAAGTGGAAAGTCGGCAGCATGTTCACTTCATCTATTAGCAACTACAATATAAGCGCACCTTTTCATCGAGACACAGCCAACATCAAAGAAACTGTCAACGTGATTATCACTAAGCGCAAGAACAGCACTGGCGGCAATCTCTGCGTACCTGATTACAATGCAACTATCGACCAGTGCGATAATTCAATCCTTGTATATCCAGCATGGCGCAACGTGCATGGCGTAACCCCGATATTGCCAACGCACGATGGCGGCTACAGAAACAGTTTAGTTTTTTACCCATTACAGGCATTTATAAACGCATGAAACAAGGCAACCAAGGCGATGGGGGTGGGCGACCACCTGTTGAGCTAACGCCAGAGCAGATAATTGAGCTAAAAGCCCTTGCGTCTGTATTAAATAAGGCACAGGTTGCTGATTACTTTGGCATCTGCGAGAACACTTTGCGAGCTTTAGAGAAAAGACAGCCTGAAGTTTCTGAGGCTTATAAAAAGGGGCGAGTCAATCAGATAGCAGGGATGGGATCGAATCTTATCCAACTGGCAAAAGCCGGTAATGTCTCTGCGAATATTTTTTACCTCAAAACGCAGGCTGGCTGGAGAGAAAACGAGGCAGAAGCGCAAGAGATTCCCCCAATTAATATAGTGGTAGACCATCGTGCAATTGACCCTGCCGCAGAGTGAGATATTTTGTAGCACTAGCCGTTTCCGTAGCGTTGTTGCTGGGCGGCGATTCGGCAAGACATTCCTTAGCACTGGCGAGATACTGCGAGCAGCCACATCAGGTAAGAATAAGAACTGCTGGTATGTAGCACCGACCTACGGCTCTGCTAAAGAGATTGCTTGGGATATGCTCATTCATACCATTCCCCCTGAGTACCTAACCAAGACAAACGAAAGCAGCCTGACTATGCGCCTGATAAACGGCAGCACTATCAGCCTGAAGGGAGCAGAGAAGCCAAACAACCTGCGAGGGCGAGCGTTAGACTTTGTGGTGCTTGATGAGTTTGCAGATATGCGCCCAGAGGCTTGGTATGAGGTAATCAGACCATCGCTATCTGACAGGCTAGGCTCTGCTCTGTTTATCGGTACGCCTAAAGGTCGCAACCATTTCTATGACTTGTATAGCAAAGGGCTTGATGGTGATGATGACTGGCATAGCTTTCAATACACGACTATCCAAGGCGGCAATGTTCCCCCAGAAGAGATCGAGCAAGCCAGACAAGATTTAGATGAGCGCACGTTCAAGCAAGAGTATGAAGCCCAGTTTGTAAACTACAGCGGCATCATTTACTACGGCTTTAATCGAGAAGAATCTGTTGGTAAGATCGAGGCAGACCACCATACACTGCACGTTGGAATGGACTTTAACCTTGACCCAATGAGTGCGGTTGTTTGCGTTAGGCATCACGACACATTGTTGGCGATTGATGAGGTTGTAATGTGGGGCAGTAACACTGATGAAATGGCGCAAGAATTGAAAGCGCGATATCCTGACAAACGTGTTATCATCTACCCCGACCCCGCGTCAAGACAAAGAAAAACTAGCGCAGGCGGTAGAACCGATTTGAGCATACTTCAGAACGCGGGTTTTGAGGTAAAGGCTAAGACCAGACACGCACTGGTTAGGGACAGAATAAATGCGGTCAATTCCCGATTGCTGTCTAGTGATGGTCAGCGGAAGTTGCTGATAGACCCTAAATGCAAGCAGACGATTGAATCTTTAGAGCGTCAGACCTACAAAGAGGGAACAAGTATTCCTAATAAAGATGGTTTTGACCACATGAATGATGCGCTCGGCTATCTGGTAGAGTATCTATTCCCAGTACGCACAGAACGCGTTGTAGAACAACCAAGACGGTGGAGCTAATGGCTTATAGCAAAGACTTAGAATACACGCACCCAGAATATGATAATAACAAATACCGCTGGGAGTTTTACCTGCGCAGTTATATGGGTGGTGAAGATTACCGCGATGGCGCATATCTGACGCGCTACGTCAATGAAGATAAAGACGAGTATAGCAGACGACTCGATCTAACCCCGATGGACAACCACAGCAAGAACATTGTCCACATCTACAGCAGTTTCTTATGGCGACAGCCCCCAGTGCGCAGCTTTAACTCTGCCGCTGGCAACTATGCACTAGAACCATTCCTTAAAGACGCTGATCTTGATGGTCGCGGATTTAATGCCTTTATGCGTGAAGCTAATATCTGGGCTAGCGTTTACGGCAACGTCTGGATTGTTGTTGATAAGCCTCAGTCTAATGCCAGAACTAAAGCCGAAGAGCTAGGGCAGGACATTCGACCTTATGTGACTATGTTCACCCCAGAAAATGTATTTGACTGGGAATATGAACGTATGCCTTCTGGTCGGTATGAGCTTTGCTATCTTAAAGTTCGCGAATCTATAGAAGAAATCAGCGACACTGAAAAGCGTGTTTATTATCGTATCTGGCGCAAAGACTCTGTTGAGCTTTGGGAAAGCATTAATGAAATGGATCGGCAGATTGAAGTTATGGACAATGTGCTTGGTCGCATCCCTGCTGTTTTCCTGCCTGCTCAGAGATCAGTAGTTCGCGGTATCGGTATTAGCGACCTATCAGATGTTGCGTATATGCAACGAGCTATCTATCAAGAGCTTTCAGAGATCGAGCAGCTTATTCGTATCAGTAACCACCCCACTTTAGTTAAGTCATACGAGACTGACGCAAGTGCAGGTGCTGGTTCGGTGATCAATATGCCTGACGATATGGAAGCTGGCATGAAGCCCTATATTTTACAGCCCAGCGGTCAGAACCTAGATAGCGTTAGAGCGTCTATCAACGACAAGATCGAATATATCAATCGCATGGCTCATATGGGCGCAGTACGCGGCACAGAGGCAATCACGCAGTCTGGTGTAGCAATGCAGACTGAGTTTCAAATGCTTAACGCGAAGCTGGCTGAGAAGGCCGACATATTAGAATTAGCTGAAGAGCAAATCTGGAACTTTTGGTGCGATTATCAAGAGCTGACCCCAGATGTTGAAATATTCTACCCTGACAGCTTCGATATTCGCGACTACGACAAGGAGCTAATATTCTTGCAGCAGATGCGAGCGACCGGCGTTAAGTCTGTAACTCTATCGCAAGAGATAGACAAGCAGATCGCCGACCTAGTGCTAGACGATGAAAAGCTGGCTAAATCGCACCTTGAAATCGACCAAGGCACACAAGTTATAGGGCAGTTCAACGAAGAGGCTGAATAATGCCTACAGAATCGCAATATGACGAGATTCTCGACAGGCTGGCAGATGACCATCAGCGTAGGCTTTCAGAGGCTCTAACAGCCTTAGAGGAGCGTGTAGCGGGTGTTATGTCTGGTGCGCCACTAGAGAACGGCAACCTGTTCGATACTGAATGGGCTATTGCTGCTAGGCCGCAATTACGTGAGGCCATGGAGCAAGACTATTTGACTGCTGTTGATTCTGTTGTTCGGGAATATGGACAGGTCGCAGTAGAGGCTCAGGATATGCTGTCAACTTATGGCGACTTCACCAAGTTAGATTCTACGGTGATTAACCAGTTGCAGCGTCTATCATTTCAAGGCTTCGAGTCTGTTGCCAACGAATATCTCGATGTACTTGCTAACGAAGTTTATCAGTCTACTCTGACAGGCAGATCGTTTAACGATACGGTCAAGAACCTGCGCCAGACAATCAACGGCGTGTATATCCAGAGCGACGATGTGGAAGCCCAACGGCTAGTGGATATTGTAAACAGTGGATCGCCTACTGCAGCCAAGGAAGCTGCCGAGCAATTACGCACTAAGTTTGCCAGAGATAGGTCGGGTAATAACCTGCGGCGATATGCAACTGTATATGCGCAAGACAGTTTGATGCAGTTTGATGCATCAATTAACACTGCTATTGGCAAGCAAAGCGGTGCGACTAAATGGAAATACTACGGCGATGTCATCAGGGACAGCAGACCTTTCTGCCGCGAACACGCAGGACAGGTGTTCACTGAAGAAGAGATTGCAGACACTTGGGCGGGTAGTTGGAAAGGTAAATCATCTGGCGACCCTTACATAGTAAGAGGCGGCTATAACTGCCGTCATCATTGGCGACCAGTATTTGACGAGGAATAACATGGCATACGGTAAAAAGAAGAAGAAAAAAAAGCCCACTAAATAAGCTGGGCTAAAGTCTTGGGGGAAAAATCAATAGGTATTATATCTGTTGTTAAATTCTTCAATCCATCGGTCTAAGGTGAAGTCATTCAGTTTGTAGACAGGGATTGATGGGCAATCGGTGTAGCTAATATCTGTTGGGTGTATCCAGTAAAAATAACCCTCACCTTTGTATAGCTCCCATCCAGCCTCTATCTCTTGAATCGCTTTATTGACCTTTTTCATTGTAAGCATTTTATTACCTCCGAGGGTAGCCCCCTTTCGGGGGCGGTTGAATTATGCAGCGTCTACTGTTGGCGACATTGAGTAGTTTCCAAACGGCATGAAGTATTCGCAATCATTGTATTCATGAATTTTAGCTTTTTTTGGCTCACAAGTATTTGGATGGTTGAAAAATACTGTTTTAGCTGTTCGGCGTGTAACCGTTACTTCAAATGTGCTGTCATAGTTTGAAATAAATCTACCGCGATAAGTTTTGCCAGCCTGTAATTTTTTCATGTCGTTTAACCCTTTGTTTTTTGAATGTAGGAGAATAATGCCTGTTGTTTACATTAATGTCAACACTTTAGATGATATTTGAGCAAAAAAGTTTATATGCTAAAATCGAGACTCACCAAACTCTATTTGAGGCATCGTTACATGAGCGAAGATATCGTGGAAAACACAGAAGAAAACCTAGATGACATTCAGCATGAAGAAACTAAAACATTCACACAGGCAGAGCTAGAAGATGTTGTGGCTAAACGCCTAGCGCGTGAGCAGCGCAAGTTTGAGAAAAAGCTATCTGGTATTGACTTAGAAGAAGCTAAACAATTGTTATCTCAGAAAGAACAGATCGAGCAAGACAAGCTCAAAGAGCGCGGGGAGTTTGAGACAATCCTGAAGCAGACTGTAGAAAAGAAAGATGCTGAGATTGAAAGCTACAAAAGCAAACTGCAAAAAACTCTTATCGATGGTGCGCTATTGCAAACTGCTAGTTCCAATAATGCTGTCAATCCAGAGCAAGTATCTGCCCTGCTGCGAAACCAAACTCGACTAGCTGAAGATGGCACAGTTGAGGTATTAGACAACAATGGTACGCCGCGTTACAATGACAGCGGTGAACTGCTTACTGTCAATGAGATGGTAGGCGAATTTCTTACAGCAAACCCTCATTTTGTGCGAGCCAGTAAAGGCGGCACAGGTAGTCAGGGTAACGCTGGCGGCTCTACGCAGAAGCCTTTGACTGCGGTTGAAATGGTTGAGAATTGGAATAACGGTGGTCGCGAGGCTTACCGCGCCCTAATGAAAGCCAACAAATAATCTTTTTAACTTTAAACATTGAGGTAATGCACAATGGCTGCAACTACTAGTACAACTCTTGACGACCTGTTTGCGAATATTATCGCTCAGGCTCGTTTCACTGCTGAAGAGCAATCCCTAATGATGGGCTTGGTTACTCAGTACAACATTGGCAACGAAGCTGGCAAGACCGTTCAGGTTCCTAAGTACCCAGCAATCGCCGCTGCTGATCTAACCGAAGGCACAGATATGTCTTCAACCACTGTTTCTACTAGCTCAGTTTCTGTAACTGTTGGCGAAGTAGGCGCACAGGTTGTTTTGACTGATCTCGCTGCTATGGGTGCTGGCAACCCTGCTGTTGAGCTGGGAACTGTTCTGGGTAACGCAATCGCTACTAAGATTGACACTGACCTAATCGCTCTGTTCACTGGCTTTAGCTCAGGACTTGGCGGCGCTGGCACTGAAATCGCTGTATCTGACTTGTTCAAAGCTCAGGCTACTCTGCGAGCTAACAAGGTAACTGGAAATCTGGCTGCTGTATTGCATCCATTCCAAGCCTACCAGATCAAAGCTAACCTGACTAACACCTTCGCTAACCCGAACGGTGGTGACGCTCAGAACGCAGCAATGATCAACGGCTATGTCGGAACTATCGCTGGCATCGACGTATATGAATCAGCTAACGTATCTGTTGACGGCAACGATGACGCTATTGGTTGCGTATTTGCACCAGAAGCTCTTGCCATCGCTATGAAGCGTGACTTCAACATCGAAACTCAGCGCGATGCTTCTCTACGCGCCTTCGAGCTTAATGCTACTGCCGTTTACGGTGTTGCAGAGCTTGATGACGACTTCGGCGTTAAGATCACTGCTGACGCTGCTCTGTAAGAGTGACAATAATCCCTGCCCCTTTCGGGGGGTGGGGTTTTATTTTGGAGATATTATGGCTATTACGTATCGAGGCGAAAGATTCGAGGGCTACAACAAGCCTAAGAGAACTAGCAAGCACCCTACCAAGAGTCACGCTGTACTCGCTAAAGAAGGCGACAAGGTGAAGCTGATAAGGTTCGGGCAGCAGGGCGCAGATAATAAGCCACCAAGGAAAGGCGAAAGCGAAGCTGATAAGGCAAAGCGTAGATCATTCAAAGCGCGTTTCGCTAAAGAAATAGCAAAAGGTCGCAAAGATAAAACCGCATCAGCGGCATATTGGGCAGACCGCGTAAAATGGTGATATAGATGGCATTTAGTACAGACGCAGATTTGATGAAATTAGTGCCTGATATACTTAATCTGGGCATTGAGTCATTCACTTTAGAACACGCACAAGCGAAAGCAGACATTGAGCGTAAGATCAGAGCCGA